AGAAGCTGAAAAGTTGTGAACACCCTTCAAGAGTTCAACCTTGAAGGATGTACAAAGAAAGTTCCCAGTAAAAGCCATGATGGTAGCTCCTTATGTTCGTTGCTTGCGGAGCTGCCCGTAACGGTATTCGTCCATCGTTTCTTGGGCCTCGCCCAGGTTTTTCAAGCGCGAGAGAGCTTCCATGAAACGCTGGCTGTAAAGCCCCAGCAAATTTTGTTCGCCCTTCATAAAGGTGTATGCCTCTACAAGTGACCCGTAAAGTAGAGTGATCTCGGCATTCTCAGACAGCCAGCTCGTACCGCTGTCGCTGCCTGCCGTCAGACTTGCAGGCCTGTACAAATAGTGAATATCAACCGTGTAGTTGGCATCAGGTGTTGGAGCGATGATGAACGTATCCACATCGTACTGGGCATAATACTTAGGCTGTCCTGTGGTTGTAGAATCCGGAGTGTAACTCTGGAGGAAATCCAGATCCTTGAACAACAAGAACTCCTTGCTGCCACTCACGTCAATTGACAACGAAAACGGCGCCAGGAAATCAGCAGGAGCTGTCAAAAACTCGTCGCCGCTCGTCATGCTGAGAGACTGGTTTTTCTGGAACAGATTAAGCTGCACATTCTTCATTATCCGTTCTTCCGCTAGGCGGATGAACAAAGGGATGTTGTTGACGAAAGTGCTCTCGTCGTTCTCCGTGTAATCCTGAATGGCCTGCTTCAGTTCGCCGTAGGTCATCGTCATGTCGTCACCGTAACTTGTCCGACCTTACCTATAGCACGAATCAAGGTTGCATTGGGAGTTTCAACCGTAATCCGATCCACATAAACCTTCAGGCTTTCTGCTTGGTCCGGACGGGGATCTTTTAGAGCCTGTGGGTCTGGGCCCGCTTTTGGTGGATACAGTTGAGGATGCTTTTCTTCGTATTCGTCTGGACCAACTAACGCACCAGTCCATTCCTTCTTCATGTCGCGAAGACGGTATCGGAAACCAGACCGATCAGAAATACCCCATGCGTTTTTACCAGATGCGAATGACATCAGACCCTCAGATAACGAACACTAGGCTGCAGCTTTAGAGGAACGCGGGCTTCATCCTCATCAGCCGCGCGCTTAAACTCTTCTTCGTAAATCGACTTCATCATCTGCACGCGATCAGGAGCGCGCTTGATGGCAAGGTAGTAGGCAAGTCCAGAAACCATGCAGGGATAAAAACGGAAAGGAATACCCGTAGTGTTAATCAGAGTGCCTGCGTCCTCGATCCGGCGCACATAGTAGTACACCAGCTGATCAGTGGAGTTTTCCGGTGTCTGCCAGAGATTGATAACAGGCGCAATCTGACGGTCGTAGTAAAACTGCGATGGACGGCCCTGGTCTGTCTTGTTAGGGAAGTTCAGATAATCCGCGCGGCTGATGCGCTCCATCTCATAGTCCGTGCCGTCACGGCGCAAGACCATGTCCAGGATATCTACAACATCTTCCGCAAGCGTGTATTGAGACGTGCCTTGCGTCACGGTCGTCGTACCTTGGGCCACGGTCCACATATTCAAGCCGCGGTTGGCCCATTCGGCAAACATCAGGTTTAACGAGCGACGAGCCGTCTTGGCGTCATAGCCCGTCCGCACCTCTTGACCGATGCGCTCAAAAGCCTCTTCAATCGCTTCCGCGACGTCGAGGTTGAAGTCTCGTGTACCTGACGTTGTCATTTTTTCTTCGCCGTTTTGGCCGACTGTTTGAACGCCTTAGCTGTAGGCGCACCCTTAGAGCCGGGCTTCCTCATCTTCTCGCCAGAGCCAGCAGCAATCCGCTTTCTCTTGGCGTGAATGTTGGCATAGAGTCCGGGTTTCTTAGCCATTACGACATCTTACAGGGCTTAGGGCCTTTGCCAGGCATCACAGCGCCGTTGTTCTTGTAGCCCTTAACCATGCCGCCTTTTTTGTAGCCAGCTTTTACTTTGCCGCCCATCTTCATACCTTTGGATTTGCAACCAGCCATCGGAACCTCCGTTATTTGTTTGGCCATATTACCACGCATCATTGTCATTGTCTTTACCACAAAGCTTTCGTTGCGAAGAAGGCCGTAATCGCGAGAAGAGTCAGCGCGATCTGTGCGTAAAAGGCCATCGTACCATGATACAGCCGGTTCTCGACTTTCTCGATGGCATTGGCCAACCGCAACATGTCCTTCTCCATATGAGAAAGATGATTATTCTCAAGACGATCCAGAACGGCCTCAATCTTTACAAGGCGCTTGTCGATGTCATGTACATCTTTCTCAATGTCATTCATTGTGTCACCACATCTTGCACGACCAATACTTGGCCGACATCTTATCCAATTTTCCCTTATCACAACCATGACGCGCACGAAACGACTTGCGGCGTTTGGGGTTGTCCTTCTTGATCGTCATGTTGGCATCACCAAAACGAACAATCTTTTCTTTGCCCTTGTCGCAGGCCTTCACAACAAACTTCTTGCCACCCGAAACCTGACGCTTGGGCTTGTTGCAGGCCATCTTGCTCTTGTCTATCTTAGCCATTAGAGCGGGCCTCCGTTCTTGATCAGGATCATGTCATATGCTGCCGTGGCACGAGCGTTGTTTGAACGCACCGTCGCGCGGACATCGATGTCTGTTTTCTCCGGTAGAGCAAGGGGGCAAGCAAAGGTGTAGGTATATTGCGCACTTGCAAGCTCGAACGTATGCCCGACGACAAAACGGTCGCCAAGCACACGGTAATAAAAGAAGCCACTGGCATCCGCGCCTTCCTGCAAGGACATTGTTCCTTGGACCAGGTAAGCAGTGTAGCCTGCAGGTACAGTGTATGTTCCTTTGAAAGATTGACCCACACCTGCAATAATGCGGCCTACAGTTGTTGCACCTTTCAGCACATTGATCTGGCCTACATTTGCAGACGTACCGTTCATTCGAACGGTGTCTATGCGCTTGAAAACAGTGGAGGAGGTGTTGCCAGACGCGGCTGTCAGCGTGATTGTGGTGGAGACAGGATTGTAGTCTGCATCCAGCCCGTAAATTATCACATTCTTGTCCGCATCAGCGGCGTTTGCACGGCTTACCGTTACAGTGCCTGCGGTATCCCAAGCACTCCAAGGATAAATCGTGTCGTCGACATCCCACAGTGTACCAGTTTGGTTCTGTGACATTGCCGAAACACGGCCTTGACGAGAAAGGAAAGAGTGGCCAGGGATCTGACCCCTGGCCACTTGAAGTTCAAACGGCTCAGAAGTACCGACCTGCGTAATCGATCTGATGTCGTAGGTCGGCATCTGGCACCTCAGTTGTACATAGCAGTGAAGCTAGAGAACACAGTGGTTCCAGCTGTGTACGGAAGGTAGATCCCGCTGTCGTACATGATCCCCTCATCAGGGATGATGATGTCACGGTCGCTGCCTGCAGAAGCAACAGTTGCCAGCTGCAAATGAGCTGTGCCTGTTGCACTGCCGTCAGCGAACGACAACACACCTGCTGTGCCTGAGTGGATCAAGTAGATCCCGCGCAGACGCGCGCGACCAGCATAGATCACATCAATAGCATCGTTTGCCATACCAACAGTGATAGCGCCAGCGGTGTCGTCATCCACAGTCACCTGAGTGACTGTGCGGAAGTACAACGTACCAGTGGACGTGCCGGTGTCGGCGCCCGCAATCGTTTCCGTTTGCGCGTCACCGTTTACGTCGGTGCCTGTGATGGTGAAAGTACGACCATCGTCAGCACCTGCGCAGGCGATTGTGATGAATCGCGCTGCTGTGAACGTAGCAACACCACCAGATGCCAACGCGCCGTTGATGGTGAGATTTTGCTCACCACCACCAGCTGGAGTTTGCGACTGGCAGACTCCGTCCGCGTCGGCAGCAGTTGTGTCTGCTGCGATGTATTTGGCTTTTACGTCAGAGCCAGCCATATCTGACCTCCTTACTGGTCAGCGAAGGCAGGAGCGGTTGCGCCAGTAACGGAACCCCAAACGTACCAGTTGGTGCTGTCCTTCGCCATGATGTTGATGACAGCAGAGCCGGGAACGTTTACTTGCAGTTTGCTGTTGGAGTTGCCGTCAGCAAAAACCACCGAAGCTGCGCCATCGTCAGTGTCATTAAACGCGACGTTGCCAATGAAGAAGTTGGTGTCCGAACCTGCGTCTACGATGAAATCCGTCGCATCCGCTGCGGCACCGCCATAGACAAAGGTGAACATCGCCCCTGCTACAGGGCTTGGCAAGGTGTAGGTGTTGTCTTGAGTGCCATCCGGAACAACCAAAACACGCCCGCTGTGGGTAGCGTTGGTAAGAGTAACATCGCCGTCGGCCAGTGCTACTGGAGCCCCACCAACAGTCGAAATCTCAGTTACCGCACCAGTGGTTGCGCTTTTGGTGATTGTTTTGAACCCGTTCTCGGAGCGAACTGGTCCCGAAAAAGTCGTGTTAGCCATGGAGATCTCCTGTCGTGGCTAGTGTCAGCCGCACCATGCGACTGTCAGGGATGCCGAAATCATACAGGAGCTGTGCAGAAAAAGAAAGGGGCGATCCGAAGACCGCCCCAGTCGATAAGCCACAGGGAGGAGTAGTAGGCTTATGCTGCGCCAGGCGAACCGAACACCGCACGGGGGTCCGAGAAGCCAAAGCTGTAACGCTCACGAGCCTTGAAGCGCATGTTGCCGGTGTCGAAGTCGGCTTCCATGCCGGTCGACAGCGGGGTGCGCTCAAAGTGGATGAAGCCACGAGGCGCGTCAGTCTTCACAAACCAAGCATCAGGGTCGGTCAGGAAGTCATTGACGGTGTAACCATCGGGCAGCATGCCCATCGAACGGATCGCGTTAACGTCGTTGTCTGCAGTGCCGACACGCAGGTTCGAAACCATCAGACGCTCAGCAACAAACTGCAGCTGGCGAGGGATGATGAGTTTCATGCCGCGCAGGGCAACTTTCAGACCACGCTCGTCAACGAAGCCCGCGATGTTGATCAAGGCGTCTTCCAGCGAGGTTTCGTTCAGGTCAGCAGGAACGCTGGGCTCGTTGGCAAAAGTGCCACCGCTGGTCAGCGGGTGGTCAGTTGCACACAGAGCTTTGCCGTCGCCACCTGCAGTCGGACCTGCATCAAAGGCGTTGTTCAGCACGGCAGCAGCTTTAACCTGCTTGGTGTGAGCCATCGAA